CAACAACTGGCGGAACTGAAGGCGGCTTGCTAAAGCCAAGCACAGCCAAGCTGGATGGCGGCAATGTTAATGTTCCTGGAAACAAGAAAGCTCCAGCTTACAAAAATGACAGCAAAGGTCACGGCGCAGAGAAGAAAGGTGCTCGTCCTGGGCCAAGCGTAGGTGCTGGCACTGGCGAACATGAACAGACTGGTGAGAAGAATACTCAAGCCACTCTACGTCCAATTAAGAAATAAGAGAACATACTAGACTATGTTATACCTCCGAGAGAATCTCAGTTTCAACGAAGCAAAAATGATCGTTGAATCTGATGACAAAGATGGGAAAAACTTGTACATGTCCGGGATTTGCATCCAGGGCGGTATACGCAACGCTAACCAGCGTGTTTACCCTGTTAATGAGATTGGCAAGGCTGTTAAGACCCTTAACGATCAGATTCAAAACGGTTATTCAGTTCTCGGAGAAGTGGATCATCCAGATGATCTAAAAATTAACCTGGACCGCGTAAGTCACATGATTACAAATATGTGGATGGACGGTCCTAATGGTTACGGTAAACTGAAAATTTTACCAACCCCAATGGGACAACTAATCAAGACAATGTTGGAAAGCGGAGTCAAGTTAGGTGTTTCAAGTCGCGGATCCGGAAACGTCAAAGAAGACGGATCCGGTGAAGTATCAGATTTTGAGATTATCACAGTAGATATGGTAGCTCAACCTAGTGCTCCTGGAGCATACCCTACACCAATTTATGAACACTTGATGAATAGTCGAGGCGGATTAAGTGCCTTGCGTATAGCGCAAGAGGTTAAGGGTGATCCTAAAGCACAAAAATATCTCAAAGAGAGTTTATTAGCAATAATAAACAAACTCCAATAATAAGGAGAATCATATGTTGGACGCACTAAAATCGTTATTTGAAAACAATATGATTTCTGAGGAGATCAAAGAGTCAATTGAGCAGGCTTTCGAGGCACGCATCAGCGAGTCACGTGAAGTTTTAACTCAACAACTACGCGAAGAGTTCGCACAAAAATACGAGCACGACAAGAACACAATGATTGACGCAGTAGATCGCATGATCTCTGAGCAATTGGCCAGTGAAATTGTTGAGTTTGCAGATGATCGTAAGCAATTGGCAGAGATGAAAGTCAAAGCCGCAAAGGAAAAGAAAAAGGTAGCTGGCGTAATGAAGGAATTCGTTACACGTCAACTGGCTTCAGAAGTTCGTGAATTGCATGAAGATCAAATTCAAATGGCAAGTAAGTTTGGCAAACTAGAAGAATTTGTAGTTGAAGCTCTTGCTCAAGAAATCGCAGAGTTTTACAAAGACAAGAAGGATCTTGCGGAAACTAAGGTACGCTTAGTTCGTGAAGGTCGTCAACAAATCACTAAGGTAAAACAACAATTTGTAACCCGCGCCGCTCAGTTAGTCGACGGTGTTGTAACTAAGAATTTAACTTCCGAACTTACAGCTCTAAGAGAAGACATTGAAGCCGCACGTCGCGCAGATTTTGGCCGCAAGTTATTCGAGGCTTTTGCCGCTGAATATTCTTCAAGCTACCTAAATGAAAAATCAGAAACTGCAAAATTACTCAAGGTCATAGACTTGAAAGATCTAGCTATGAACGAAGCCGCACAGGCCGTTGTCAAAGCTGAGCAATTATTAGAAAGTAAACAAGCAGAAATACAGGCTTTGAAAGAAGCTCAAGAACGTAAAGCAATCATGAATGAATTACTTGCTCCTCTAAACACAGAGCAAAAAGCAATCATGGGAGAGCTAATGGAAGGCGTAAAAACTGCACGTCTAAACGAAAGTTTTGAAAAATATTTGCCAGCTGTAATAGCCGGCAATGCACCGCAGAAGAAACAGGCACTAGTAGAGGCAAAAGAAGTAACCGGAAATAAGATTTCCAACACCACACGTAGCAGTGAGAGCGATAACAACATTATTGATATTCGCAAGCTCGCAGGACTAAAATTCTAAGGAGAAATTTAAATGTCAGAACTACTAAACGGACGTTGGGCAGAAACTAAGGAAGCCCTATTAGAAGGCTTACAAGGCACAAAAAAATCAGTAATGGGTGTAACCCTAGAAAATACTCGTAAGTATTTGCTAGAGAGCCCAACAGCTGGTGCCACTTCTGCCGGCAACGTTGCAACACTAAACCGCGTGATTCTTCCAGTAATCCGCCGCGTAATGCCAACCGTTATCGCTAACGAGTTGTTAGGCGTACAACCAATGACTGGTCCAGTTGGTCAAATTCACACTCTACGTGTGCGTTATGCTGACACATCATCAGGAGCTGGAGTTGTAGCAGGTGAAGAGGCATTAAGCCCATTCAAGATTGCTCAGTCTTATTCTGGTAACCAAACAGGTGACGCAACAGCTAAGGCAGCTTCAACAGCTACTTTAGAAGGTCAAGCTGGTAACAGACTAAGCATCCAAATCTTGAAACAAACAGTTGAAGCTAAGACACGTAAGTTATCAGCTCGCTGGACATTCGAGGCTGCTCAAGACGCACAAGCCCAACAAGGCATTGACGTTGAAGCAGAAATCATGGCTGCTCTTGCACAAGAGATCACAGCTGAAATCGACCAAGAGATCATTCAATCATTGATCACATTGGCTGGTACAGCAAGTTACACTTATGACCAAGCGTCTGTAAGTGGTACAGCTACATTCGTAGGTGACGAGCATGCTGCCTTGGCAGTTATGATCAATCGCGTAAGCAACTTGATCGCTCAACGTACACGTCGTGGTGCTGGTAACTACGCTGTTGTATCACCATTTGCATTGACAATCCTACAATCTGCTACTACAAGCGCATTTGCTCGTACAACAGAAGGTACATTCGAAGCTCCTACAAACACTAAGTTTGTTGGTACATTGAACAATGCTATGAAAGTTTATGTTAACTCATACGCTTTAGACTCAACTGATATTCTTATCGGTTACAAAGGTGCTTCAGAATCTGACGCTCCTGCTTTCTACTGCCCATACATCCCATTGATGTCAAGCGGTGTTGTGCTAGATCCATCAACATTTGAGCCAGTCGTATCATTCATGACACGTTATGGTTATGTTGAGTTGTCAAACACAGCAAGTTCTTTGGGTAATGCCGCTGACTATCTAGGTCGTGTTGCTATTACTTCAGCTAACGTTAAGTTCCAGTAATTTAACTTTAGTCTTAAAGACAATAAAAAGGGATCTTCGGATCCCTTTTTGTTTGGGTAAATATAATATGCCTACTACAAAATTTTACAGTCCATCGTTATTAATTAATAGAACTGTTACAAATACAGAAACTAATCAAACCAGCATTGACTGGAATTACAACGGTCGTATTTCAGAAAATAATTATGCAATTACCAGCAAGCCATTGTATACTGTAAGCGGCATATGGATGGAAAGATTTCTCACCAATACCAGTCAGTTGCTGTGTGTAAATTTAGGAATTCCTAATCCAACCACCTATACAGCTTATGTACCGCAAGTTGGTTACAGGTATACCTACGCAACTGGATACAATGGAATAACAACTGCAAATTCACCATCCGTTCAAATTAATTTAGGATGGGACAAAATACTAACGCTATTCACACCCAATGCCTCAACATCCAATTGGAATTTGAGTGACTCTGGTCAGGTAGATAATGCAGAGATTCCGTTTACTCAACTTAACTATTCGTCGTTAACTGGAAGTTTATCTACTAATACCTTCTATGTGATAATAGCTAATAATGCAGTACAAGGATTTTATCGTAATGGACTCTTAAATCTTTTTAATATTAGTAGTACATACTATGCTTTAACAGACTTTAATGTTGGAGCAGGTACCACTTTGTATTTTTATAATGTTCAATCATCAACAGGTTGGCGCCATTTTCCAACAACTCCTACTCAGATAATTTGGGCAGATTCTTCTGTTTCACTTATTAGTTCTGGATATTTTAGTTTTCCATACAACCCAGGCGATACAGCAGGCAATGTTAATTTGTTTGCGACAAATCTTACTGGCGGAAAACAGTTTCCAGCTATAGTACAGACAACAAATTACGCACCAGCAGTTCCTTCAACAGTTGCTTATGTTCCAACAATACTAGGTGTAGAATTTAATCTGGTTATGGAACGTGCTGGACGAGTAGAAGATTTGGTAATACAGTTGACCCAAGGCGGAGTTCCTATTGGCAATAACTTGGCCAGCACAGTAAATCCAGTGATAGCAAACATGTACACTGGAGATCGCATGGAAGCGCCTGCTCCATATCCCGGCAATAATTATACCTACGGAGGCCCTGCAGATCTATGGGGCACCACACTTACCGGTGCTGATATTGCTGATCCTACCTTTGGAATTATTGTTAGTTTTAAAAGCAATGTAGCTATTCCGCACAGGGATTTGGCTTATTTGTATCAATTAGGCATACGAATCACTTACGCATAAATACATAGTATGATCCACATGGTGTGGATTTTATGCGGAAATCCAACCGCGTACAGCCTAGAACGCTGTAATTTCTTAAGGAGAAAATAAAATGGGACGTCCTTTACATAAAAAATATTTTGGTAATCGCAATATTGGTTCAGCAAGTGTAACAACTGATGATGGTATTGGTGGTTTCCGTATTGGTAGCATTACACTAGGTGCCGCCAACAACTCATCTGGTTATACCGCAGGTGCTACACAAATCAGCATCGGTGCTCCATCAGAGCCAGGCGGTGTAACAGCAGTAGGTAGCTTAGTCGTAGGCCCAACAGGTGCATTGTTAACTATTGCGGCTGGTACTTCTGGTACTAACGTGACAACATTTACTGGTTCTGGTACATTTGCTGGCGTTGCAGGCACAACATATACCGTAACACAAAAAGCTACAAACGGTTCTGGTTCAGGTGCTACTTTTACAGTTGTAGTAGCTAGCGGAACAAGCTATGCGGCCAACACAACAATCACTGCAACCGTAAAAGGTACCGGTTATGTATCTGGTAACACTGTTACTATTGACGGTACATTATTAGGTGGTGTTACATCAACTAACGATCTTGTAATTACCTTAGGCGGTTCAGTAGCGGCTGCAGGCACAATCACTGGTATTACAATTACTGAACAAGGTTCTGGATATACATCAGTTCCAACAGTGACATTGTCAACAGGTACACAAGGTACATTGACAGTAACAGCAGTAGCAGCCGCTGATACCGGCGCAGTTGGTACAGCAACTAATCAAGAAAATGCAATAGTTATGACTGCATTTTTAACTGGCGGTTCAGCTACCACAGTTGACATTATCAAACAGGTTTCAACACGTCGTTACAAAGTCACAGACGGTACACGTACTGGTATTGTAACATTAAAATCTTCAGTTGCAACGGCAGCCGGCGAAGGTAGTATTCAAGCCACTGATGCATCATCTGGTACATATTTTGTTACTAAACTGACAAAAAATAATGCCACGTTGACTCGCGGCACTGGTACAGTTTACACAGACGGCGCTTCAGTTCCTTGGACATTTGGTACAGCAACTGCCACCATTTGCAAACTGGCTAATGCTTAAAAACTAATGGGGGAAGCAATTCCCCCTTCTAGGATAAACAATGTCACGAGTACTTAAAGTAAGTAATAGCAATTATAGACTCCAGACCGCGTCTGGAGGTACTATAACCTTGGACACTGGAACAGGCGCGGGCACTACGATCATCACTGGCAATTTGGATGTCAAGGGTACTACTACCACAATAGAATCGACCAATGCCACGGTGGTTGATAATATTTTTGAAATCAACACAGGTACAACAGGCAATGGTACAGGTATTGCATTTAACTATCAAGCTGGTTTTCAAATTGACAGGGGCAATTACAGTCCTGCACAGCTGATATTTAATGAAAGTATCAGTCATTACAGTGGAGTTTCTAACAGTAATGTCAACGGAACTTTTCAATTAAAAACAGCAGATGAAGTAATCAATGGATTACAAGTAGCCACTATCACTAACGATGGAACTACTGATTTAATTTTTGATATGCGTAACGGCAACGGTGTATTGCGTGTGGCAAATACTACCAATTATGAGTTACGTGTGACACAGGACAACGATCTAGTAACTAAAAAATGGGTTAACGGATATGTGGCGGCTGCCAACGGAGTAGCGTCAGTTGACCGAATCTATTATCCTACCAGTGCAACTAGCGGTAGTGAACAAAGTAAGATCCAAACATTTAGTAGTACTATTAATTTTTATGTAGGCGGCACGACGATTGCCAGTGTAAGCCCTGTGGGAATTACAGTGGGTGATGTTAATTTATTTCAAGATACTATTACCAACACCAGTGCAAACAACTTGATTTTTACTGCGGTTAACAACAACATTGAAGTTAACGGTGTGTTCAATTTAGATGATCAAGTACTAATTCCAGGGTCAACTAGTGGAAAAACTAAAATTTACAGCAGTGCAACTGCCGGCCCAGGAAAAACTGGCTTGTATATTACAAATGTAAATACATCTGACGAACTGGTAAGCAAGAATCGAGCAGTACTACTAAGCATACTATTATAACAGGAAAGAATATGGCGTTAACATCAACGGCAATTGGCACAGGAAATACAACAGTATACACTAGCAGTGGCAGTAATGCCATTACTACAATAATTATTTGTAATGTTAACGCATTTGTGGACGCAACACCAACAGCTAACACTGCAAAATTTACATTGTATGCTGTACCAAGCGGACAAACACTAAGCACTACCAATTTAATTGTAAATGCAATACCGATTACAGCAGGCGAAACACTGAGTTTAGACCAAGAAAAACTGGTTTTAGGCAGCGGCGACACGCTGGTTGCTAAATCTGATGTTGGCAGTACATTGGTAATGACCATAAGCACATTGGCGGTATAATGAGATTTTTAAGACGACAAACATTAAATCGTAGAGCAGTTTACGACAACAGTTTGTACTTGGATACAAACAACAATATCGTCATGGGCACATCAAATACCCTAGTTTTGCCGCAAGGTACTACTAGCGGCACAGCACCGCGTCCCTATATCCCCACAGCAGGAATGATAAGATATAATACCACAACTAGTAATGTGGAAGTATATCAAGGCAGCGGTTG